TAAGCAGTGCGTTGCAGTAAATGATCTTGAGTTCTGGCGTGGACGTGAGGTATACATAGGACTTGACCTTTCTCAGTCGGATGATAACACATCTGTAGCTATGGTGACCTTTGCTGACGGTAAAATGTATGCTAGGGTATGGGGATTCATCCCCAAAGACCGCAAGGAAGAAAAATCGCACAGGGAGCACGTTGATTACCAGCGGCTTATTGATTCCGGAATATGCTTTGAGTGCGGTGACGAAGTTATCGATTACGGCTTCGTCGAACGCTTTATTCAGAGTCTGCCCGAAGTTTACGGAGTTGAAATACGTCAGCTCGGATTTGACCGCTATAATGCTATTTCAACAGTTCAGAAGCTTGAAAGCAGTGATGATCCGATAGAATGCGTAGAGATCAAACAGCATTCAAGCGTGCTTCATCGTCCGACGAAGCTTCTGAAAGAGCATATTCTGAGCAGAAATTTTCAGTATTTTGAAAATCAGATGCTTGAAATCAACTTCCAGAATGCACGATGCACCGAAGACACAAATCTCAACAAATATGTGAATAAGAAAAAATCCGCTGGTAAGGTCGATATGGTTGTATCACTTATCAATGCGATTTTTCTGTTGCAGGTCAATGTACTCGATCAGCTGGAAAGCAGCTTCGGCTGTCAGGTAATATAAAAACGAGGAGTGATAAATATTAAATTTCCAAGATTATTCAGACGAAAACCGGAAGTAAGAGCAGATACATCCGAAAACTCAGCTGATTCATCAGCAGAATCAACACTTCTTGCGTTTTTCAGCGCAAATGGAGTACTGACACGAGAAGCGGCAATGGAAATTCCCACAGTATCAGCTTGCCTTAACAAGATTTCCGAAACTGTATCAAGACTGCCGGTCAGACTTTACCGGAAAGACGATGATAAAATAACCGAAATAACTGACGACTGCCGGATAAAGCTTCTTAACGGCGAAACCGGCGATACTCTTTCGACTGTAGATATGTGGAGATCCGCTGTTGAAGATTACTATCTCGGCAGAGGAGCGTGGATATACATAAATTCTGACGGAATCAGAGTAAAAAGTCTGCATTATGTAGATTCAAGAAAAGTCAGCTTTATGGAAAATAACGATCCTATTTTCAAAGCATTTCATGTACTGGTGAACGGTCAGAGATATTTTGACTTCAATTTTCTTCATTTTCTGCGGAAAACACAGAACGGATATACAAATATTCCGATTCAGAAAGAACACTCTACAATTCTTTCGGCAGCGTATAATTCGTTGAAGCTTGAAAATTCGATGAGTGCTAACGGCGGCTGCAAATCCGGATTTCTTAAATCAAAAAACCGACTTTCAAAAGAGGTTGTCGATGCTATCAAAGAAGGCTATGAAACAATGTACGGCAATTCAGAATCAAAAAAGAAAATGGTAGTTCTAAATGACGGCATTGAATTTCAGGAAATTTCCGCAACAGCGGCAGAGCTTCAGCTTAATGAGAATAAGCGCACAAATTCCGTTGAGATCTGCAAGATATTCGGGTTCCCTCATACGATCATTGACGGCGGCGCCTCTGAGGAAGATAAAAAACAGTTTACCAGCGTCGTGATTGCGCTTCTGAATCAGATAGAAACTGCACTTGACAGTTCGCTTCTGCTCGAATCCGAAAAGGATGCCGGATATTACTGGGCGTTTGATGTCAAGGAACTCACCCGTGGAAGCATCCTTGAACGATATCAGGCTTATGCTATCGCACGTCAGAACAATATTCTCCAGATTGATGAAATACGCCGTGAAGAAGATTATGAACCGCTCGGCTTCAATTACATGACGCTCGGACTTGCAGACGTTCTGCTTAATCCTCAGACAATGGAGGTATTCACTCCGAATACCGGACAGACGGCTACACTCAGCGAAGTGAGAGCACATTACAAGCGTGATTCCCGTGGACGTTTTGCCGGAAGCGGAGGAGCAGGAGGAAGTTCTTCAGGCGGAAGCTCCTCAGAAGGTGTTGACAAATCGTAGTATGATGATATAATTAAACATAAGCAAGAAATCATTGATGACTTCAAGTCGTCAAATTTCAATGGTGAAATACACATACCACCAAGAAAAATAAACGTTAATGCTCTTAATTACGATAATCATCACATAACAAGCAGAAATCACGATGTAAATCTCAAAAAAGCCAGACAATTTATAAACAATGCCAAAATTTCTTATAAAAAAATTATTGATGGTGACGAATTTGAAAACTATATCGGTGATAAAGGTGCTGCATACGTTAATATTACCAAGAACTGCATAAGAACAGCGTTTCCGCAAACCGAATATAATCGGGGGATCAACAGAATTCTTGATACTATTAATAAGCATATGAATAAAAAGGGGTGAATAAAATGGCAAAATGTCCGCTTGTTGATAGAGATATAGAATCAGGTGACTGCCTTGAAATAACCGAGGTAGTAGATGAAATGGTCGGCAACGAGTCATATATTCCTGATGAATTCAAGAAAAAAAATAATTATAAGGAAATATGCAAAAAATGTAAACAACATGTAAGTGCATGGGGCGAACCTGATAACAAATAAACTGCTCTAACAGAGCAGGTTTCATATCCCGTTTGTGCAGTCAAATGCACAGAAATATGTAAAAAGCATCTCTCAGGAGGTGCTTTTCTTATACCCTGACACAGTAAGGAGATGATATATTGATAATAGAAGAAAGAGCCGACGGACTTCATGTAAGAGGTTACGTCAACGTTACCGGCAAACTGTCAAGACCGGTGATAACTCCAAGAGGTAAGGTTATCGAAACAATTGAAGAACGTGCCTTCGATGCGGCTATCAGAAAAAGCGGCAATATAACCGTAACAGTCGATCATGATGAAGGTCACGCTTATGCCTCTACCAAAGACGGCACACTGAAGCTAACAGAAGATGCTATCGGACTTAAAGCTGAGGTACTTGTTACTGATAAAACGGTCATTGATATGGCACGAAAAGGCAAGATAAAGGGCTGGAGCTTCGGAATGTATAACGTCATTGACGAAATGGAAGAACGTGCTGATAAACTTCCCATACGCCATGTCAAAAGCTTTCTCCTTGACCATATAACACTGGTAAAGGATAAGGTTCCCTGTTACGCTGCAACATCGGTAGAATACCGTGCGGACGAAGCCGTTGATATAGAACGGCGTGCGCTTGATATCGAGCCGGAACTGCATATCTCATCCGCAAATAAACCCGATTACAACGAATATGAAAGAAGGATTGAAAGTTTATGAAAAAGTTAATCGAAAAAAGAGCAGTACTCAAAGCTTTACTCGAATCAATGCTTGCTTCTATCAAACAGGAGGAAAGAGCATTCACCGAGGAGGAAGCCAAGAAATTCGACGAAACAGAAGCGGAAATCAAGTCAATTGACGCCACAATTGCCGCTGAGGAACGTGCAAAGGGCATTACAGACGTTGTAGTACCCGAAACAGAGCCGAAGCCGGCATCTGATGAAGATAAAACCGCAGAGCTTGAAGAAAGAGCGTTTGCCGCATACATTTTTGACAAAGCGGCTGAGCTTCGTGCCGGCGGAGAGAACATGACAATGTCAAGCAACGGAGCCGTCGTTCCTGAAAGCATTGCAGGCAGAATTATTCAGGCTGTCAAGGATATCTGTCCCATTCTTCAGGGCGCAGACGTTTATCACGAAAAGGGAACGCTTAAAATTCCTAAATGGACAAAATCAGGCGAAAACAGCGATCACGATATCACTATTGCATACTCCGAGGAATTCAAGGAACTTGAAGCTGACAGCGGAAAGTTCACTTCTGTTGATCTCGGCGGATACCTCGTCGGAGCTCTTACTCTTATCGGTAAATCTATCGAAAACAACACTCACATCAATGTCGTTGATTTTGTTATCAAGAAAATGGCTGAGAAAATTGCAGAGTTCATGGAAAAGGAGTTTCTCACCGGAACTGAAAAGTGTCAGGGCGCAGTAAATACAAGCAATAAAGTTGAAGCAGAGGATTCAGAAACAATCAGCTTTTCTGACCTTGTAAGGCTCCAGTCTGCTGTCAAGCAGGTATTCCAGAAAAACGCATGCTGGACAATGCATCCGGACACATTTACAACCATCAAGTTCCTTGAAGACGGCGACGGCAGACCGCTTCTCAATCCCGATGTAACAAAGGAGTTTCCTTATACCATTCTCGGAAAGCCTGTGTATCTGTCCGACAATATGCCTAAGATCGGTGCCGGTGCAAAGAGTATTCTTTACGGTGATTACAGTGGACTTTCCGTCAATATCCGTGAAGATATCTCAATACAGGTACTCAAAGAAAAGTATGCGACACAGCACGCTATCGGTGTAATTTCATGGCTGGAGATTGATTCAAAGGTAAGTGATGAACAGAAGCTCGCTGTTCTTGTTCATAGGTCTGCATAATGCTTGTCAGGGCACGAAGAAGCTTTGCAGGTCCTTCGATACACATGAAGTGCGGAGAGATCCGTGACGTGAAACAGGGTGAGGCGAAACGCCTCATCCGCAGCGGCCATGTTGAGAAGGCAAGCGAACAGCCACACGATAAGCTTCCGGATAAAAAAGAGGTGGCAGAAGATGAAGATAAGCCAGACAACACTGAATGATGTAAAGGATTACTGCGGCATTTCCGATAATGACAGTGATACTCTTATAGAGAATTACGGCATGCCGGCTGCAAAATCGTTTATAATGGGTTACACAGGTCTTTCTTCTGAAAAGATAGACGAACACGAAGATCTGACGATAGCCTACATGGTTCTTATTGATGAAATGCACACACAGCGTGAGTATACCGTTAATAAGGATAAGCTTAATCCGACTGTATCAACCATTCTCGGCATGTACGCCGTCAATTACCTGTGAGGTACGTCAAATGGCATACAACAAGAAAATAGAAATTCAGGCTTTATGCGAGGAAGAAGATGAGATAGGACAGCAGATCAGAAGCTGGAAAACTATATT